ACGATGAAAGCAGGAAACTATCAAACTCAATCACCAAGTGTAAACGATTTATTGTTTGGAACTCAAAATTCAACTGGAAATACCGTTAATTTTAGACTTCAAGATGTAGTTAATATTACTCAATCGCCTTCGATTGTTCCTACGAACACATTGACTGCGTATACTATTTCAAACATAAACACATACTTTACTGGAACAATCGTTGGTGTTCAATTTGCCGTTACATTACCAACCGCTAGTTCAAATATTGATGGATTAAAGTATGTTATCATGTCTACTTTAAACAGACCAACAACAACATGGATAACACCTGGTGGTTCTATTGTTGGTGCTCCATCTTCTTTAGCTGCAAACACTCCAGTTTGTTTTCAGTACAACAACGCTAATACAACTTGGTATATTTCTATGTGATTTGTCACAGAAATTTACTATATTTGTGACATAATTTTAAATTTAATAAAATGGCAAAAGAAAACAAAATTACTCAAGAAGAGTTAGACAAGCTAAGATCTTTAAATCAAACTTACAGAGATCTTAAATTTCAAATCGCTGACATCGAGGTATCGTTCGAACGAATGAAAAGCCAAAAGATGGCATCGTTAGCTAATCTAGAAACATCTGCTTTTGATTTATCTCAGTTTCAAGATGAGTTAGTGTCCAAGTACGGAGACATTAAAATCAATCTTCAAACAGGTGAATATAATTAGAAAAATATCGATAGGTCCAGACTACATGAAATCTATGCACTATGTAGTTGGACAAGATGTTCTAAGAGGAAACGGTTCCATTGACACAATTTTGATGGAAGCAGATTCATCAATATCTATATATATCGTGAATCGCGATAAAGAGATAGTAAAGTGGAAAAGTTTCTCTTATTCAATGCCAATATCTATTGAGTATAACATAGATTTCTGATGAAGTCTCCATATCACTTTATAATTAAACCTTATAATGATAGGCGTTACGACAATATACGTAAGTATGGTGACGTTGATTTTATTATAAGTTCGTCCCAGGAAGACCACACTGTATCAAATCGAATCGGTGTGGTTGTTTCTGTTCCAACGTACTATAATGGACCTATAAAGAGTGGTGATCATGTAGTTGTTCACCATAACGTGTTTAAGTTTTACTATGACATGAAGGGCAACCAAAAGAGCAGCTGGCATCACTTGTTTGATGATTACTTCATTATAGATTCTGAGCAGTTATATCTCTATAAGGATCCAGATGGAGAGTGGATGGCCCCATATCCATACTGCTTTGTTAGGCCTATAGATAATCAAGACAAGGTTATATCTAGCACTGGATCAAGAGAAGAGTTATGGGGTGAGCTAGTATACTTTAATGAAATGCTAGAAGATGTTAGTAAAGGAGATATCGTTGCATTTGCTCCAGATAGCGAGTATGAGTTTAGAATAGACGGAGAGACACTTTATAGAATGTACAACAAGAACATATGTCTAAAAAAATAGAACTTATTAATGCAGCAAAAATTGCTGTTGATGAACTTATAAAGGTACTAAAGGAACCCATTATAACTCATGCAGAGGACGACATATCTGCCGATAAGTTAAAGAATGCTGCATCTGCAAAAAGACTAGCATTTGAGGATGCGTTGTACATGCTAGGAAAAATTGACGAAGAGGAAAACAGAGATAATCAGCCTGCCGTTGCTCAAGTAGACTTTGGTAAGTCTGGCTTTGCAGAGGTAAGGGCAAAAGCTAAGAATGGAAAATAATCTATATACAGTTCTGGAAGACTGCGTTAGCAAGTCAATAATCTCTAACAAAAATAAGAGAAAGAACTGGGAGTATGGATACAATAAGGAGTATGACATTGTCGTTATATCAAAAGATGGTACGATAGGCGACATATACAACATAAGCGGATTAAAGGTAGCACTACCATCCGTTCCAGAAAAAGTTGAAAACAGGGGTAATCGATGGCAGTCTAAAGAGTACCCAAAAGAGCTTCAAAAAATAAAAAGCATATTCGACTGGAACAGAAGAGACAACGCATTTAAGATACAATACGTTGACTATATTGAGCAGGAGTTTGATAGAAGGGACAATGGATTTTGGTTTATAAATAATGGTAAGCCAACATACATCACTGGTACTCACTACATGTACTTGCAGTGGACCAAGATAGATATCGGGCTTCCAGACTTTAGAGAGTCAAACAGAATATTTTATATATACTGGGAGGCATGCAAGGCTGACACCAGATCGTTTGGTATGTGTTACCTTAAGAATAGACGTTCTGGATTCTCGTTCATGAGTTCTGCCGAGACCTGTAACACAGGAACCATAGTTAGAGACTCTCGTATTGGTATACTATCAAAGACTGGTAGCGATGCCAAGAAGATGTTTACAGATAAGGTAGTTCCTATAATTAGAAACTATCCGTTCTTCTTTAAGCCAATACAGGACGGTATGGACAATCCGAAGACCGAGTTGGCGTTCCGAGTTCCAGCTAGTAAGATTACTAGAAAGAACATGGACGAGGAGAAGACTGAGGACATTGAGGGTCTTGACACGACAATTGACTGGAAGAACACAGCAGACAACAGCTACGATGGTGAGAAGTTGCTTCTGCTTGTTCACGATGAAAGTGGTAAGTGGGAGAAGCCAGAGAACATATTAAACAACTGGAGGGTAACCAAGACTTGTTTGAGATTAGGTGCTAGGGTTATTGGTAAGTGTATGATGGGTTCTACATCTAACGCACTTCCAAAGGGTGGTGAGAACTTTAAGAAGTTATATAACGATAGCAACGTGTCACAACGATCTGCTAACCATGAGACAAAGAGTGGACTTTATTCTTTGTTCATACCTATGGAGTGGAACGTTGAGGGATACATAGATGAGTTTGGATGGCCAGTTTTTGACAATCCTGAAAAACCAGTAACTGGTATAGATGGGAACAAGATTGAGATGGGTGTTGTTACATGGTGGAACAACGAGGTAAGCGCACTTAAGTCAGACTCTGACGCACTTAATGAGTTCTACAGACAGTTTCCTAGGACAGAGTCTCACGCATTTAGAGACGAGTCTAAGCAGTCTGTGTTCAACCTAACAAAGATATACCAGCAGATCGATTATAATGACTCTCTAGTTAAGGAGAAGTTCTTAACTAGGGGTTACTTCCACTGGAAGAACGGTGAGAAGGATACAGAGGTTGTATGGACACCAGATAAAAATGGTAGGTTCTTGGTATCTTGGATACCAAAGCCAAATTTAAGAAATAATGTTGTAATAAGAAATGGGAAAAAATATCCAGGTAATGAGCACATGGGAGCGTTTGGTTGTGACCCTTATGACATATCGGGAGTTGTTGGAGGAGGTGGCTCTAACGGTGCTCTCCATGGTATGACAACGTTCCACATGTCTGACGGTCCAACAAATGAATTCTTTCTAGAGTACATAGCTAGACCTCAGACTGCTGAGATATTTTTTGAGGATGTGTTAATGGCTTGTCATTTTTATGGAATGCCTATACTAGCAGAGAACAATAAGGCCAGGTTGTTGTATCACTTTAAGAATAGAGGATACAGAGGATTCTCTATGAACAGACCAGACAGGAACATAAGTAAGATGTCAAAGACGGAGCTAGAGATTGGTGGAATACCTAACTCAAGCGAAGACGTAAGACAGGCACACGCATCTTGTATAGAGTCTTACATAGAGGAATACGTTGGTTTTGATATTGAAGGAACCTACAGAGATACGGATGCTATAGGATCGATGTATTTTAACAAAACTTTAGAAGATTGGGCTAGATTTGATCCTAATAATCGTACAAAATACGATGCCTCAATTAGTTCTGGTTTGGCTATTATGGCAAACAGAAAGCATATGTTTACTCCAGAGAGAAAAGAATCAAAAATTAGTATTAAATTTGTAAGATATAACAATCAAGGCAGTCAAAGCAAAATTATAGAATAGAATGGAGAAACCATCTGTTATCATATACCAAAACCCGTTCCCAAGCCAAATGGTTTCGGAAGAAGAGAAGCAAACCGCTGAGTATGGTTTGAAGATTGGTAAAGCCATTGAGGGAGAGTGGTTTAAGAGAAAGAACAATACGTGTAGATTCTATGATCAATGGGGTGAGTACCATAGACTTAGACTTTATGCTCGTGGACAACAACCAGTCCAAAAATATAAAGATGAGTTAGCTATTAATGGTGACATGTCTATGATGAACTTAGACTGGACACCAGTTCCTATTATACCTAAGTTTGTTGATGTTGTTGTAAACGGAATGTCTGACAGATTATTTAAGGTTAGAACTGAAGCTCAAGATGTAATGTCTGCCGAGCGTAAGAACATATTTCAAGAGATGATCGAGTCTGACATGATAGCTAAGGATTTCTTGACAATGACTAAGGATCAGTTTGGTGTTGACGCATTCAACGTTGATCCAGAAGAACTACCTAGTACTGATGAGGAGCTAGAGCTATACATGCAGATCAAGTACAAGCCAAGTATTGAGATCGCTAACGAGGTGGCTATTGATACTGTATTTGAGATGAACAGATACGATGAACTTAGAAAACTAATGAACTATGATTTAGTTACTATAGGCGTTTCTGTTGTTAAGCATTCCTTCTTGATCAATGACGGACTTAAGGTAGACTATGTTGACCCAGCTAACTGGATTCATAGCTATACAGAAAAGAATGATTTCTCTGATTGTTACTACTTTGGTGAGGTTAAGCAGATGCACTATACCGAGGTTCTTAAAATTGATCCAACATTAACTGAGGAGCAGTTAAACGAGATAAGAAATAGTAGTGCTTCATGGTATACTTACTTTCCAATTATAAGAAACTATCAAGATGACTACTTTACAAATGAGATTGTAACTCTTATATACTTTAACTATAAGGCAAGCAAGAAGTTTGTATGGAAAAAGAAACTACTTGAGAATGGTGGAGAGAGAGTTATTAGAAAGGGAGAGGAGTTTAATCCACCAATGGAAGATGGAATGCCATTTGAAAGAGTTGAGGCAGTTAGAGATGTTTGGTATGAAGGTGTTCTTGTAGCTGGTACAAACATTATCCTTAAGTGGGAGATGATGCGTAACATGGTTCGTCCAAAGTCAGCATCTCAGAGAGCATATCCAAACTACGTTGCATTTGCTCCAAGAATGTACAAGGGAGCGATGGAGTCATTGGTAAGAAGAATGATACCTTTTGCTGATCAGATTCAGTTAACACATTTAAAGTTACAACAGGTAACTGCAAGAGTAGTTCCAGATGGTGTATTTATTGATGCTGATGGTATTAATGAAGTTGACCTTGGGACTGGCGCTGCTTACAATCCAGAGGATGCATTAAAGCTTTACTTCCAAACAGGTAGTGTTATTGGTAGAAGCTATACTCAAGACGGTGAGTTTAACAATGCTAGAATTCCAATTCAAGAACTAAGCACAAACAGTGGTCAGGCTAAGATGTCATCATTGATTAACAATTACAACCACTATCTAAATATGATTAGAGATGTGACGGGTGTTAATGAGGCAAGAGATGGAAGCATGACACATCCAGATGCGTTGGTTGGTATTCAAAAGATGGCAGCTATGAACTCAAACACTGCCACTAGACATATCTTAGAAGGAAATCTAAATATTACAAAAAGATTAGCCGAGTGCGTGTCTATTAGAGTTGCTGACATACTAGAATACTCTGACTTTGCTGAAGAGTTTGCCATGCAAATTGGTAAGTATAACATGACTATTCTTGAAGAGATTAGAGACCTATACTTATTTGACTTCGGAATATTTATTGATCTTGATCCAGATGAGGATGAAAGACAGATGCTTGAGGCAAACATTCAAGTTGCTCTACAACAACAAACAATTGAC